TTCTAGATTATTACATGTAATTATTTATATAATGATTATTAAATGATATAATTTTAAAATTATTACTTTATCTAATCTATATATAGTTATTTACATGTAATAATCTAATATAAGATTATATATAATTCAAAAATCTAATAATTATTATATTTTTTTATTTAAAAATTTTATAGATTATTTAAAAAATATAATATAAAATATATTATATATATATATGAGTTATAGCAATTATGTACTAAATCAAAGAATTTCAGGATTACAAAAGGAATTAATAAATAAAGCAGATTTACATAATAATAATGTTTTTACAGGTACTAATGATTTTATTATTCCCCCAACAACTGAAACAGGCGCAACTTTACCAAATCAATTAACAAATTTAGAAACTGTTAACGCACTAATAGCGGGTGGTGGTAATAATATTTTAAATTCTAATAATGTTTTTACAGGTTCTAATGATTTTTCCACTATTTGCCCAACTACTGAAATATCCGCGTCATCAGCATATCAGATAACAAATTTAGATACTGTTATAAGTGCTATTTATTCAGTTGCTCCTTCAATATTACCACTCAATAATATATTTACGGGATTTAATACTTTTAATAATTCATTACCACTAACAATAACTAACACACCAAATACAAATAAAAAATTAGAATTAACCGTTAATGATATACATTTTACAGATTCAAATTATAATAATAATTCAGTAATTCAATGCGCTGAAGGTTATTTAAATATAAAATCAATTTTAGATGATAATATAAATAATAATATTAATACTATTAATTTAAACGCTACAACAGCAACTAATACTATTAAAGTAGATAATAGAACAATCACCGCAGAAATTAATATGAATTTAGACCATACTATTTATAGTGAAATTAATATAACAGGAGGACAAATTAATATTGTGCCTACATATGGAAATGTTAATGTTGGTGGCGCTTTAGGTACTTCGACATTATCATTTACTCAAAACATGTATAATTACGGTGTGTTATTAGATAAAAACTCATCTAGTGGTGCTTTAAATCAAGTACTAGTTAATGATGGAACGGGTAAAGTAGAATGGAACGACCAAGCAAGTATAAATATTTTACCTTTAGATAACACATTTACAGGTGTTAATATATTTGAAAATACTACGCCGTTAACTATATCTAATAATGATGGTTCAAGTATACAAATAGGAGCGGGAGCAGATAATACTATATCTATCACTTCATCAGTTGTTCCAATATCAAGTTTAACAGCAACAGGGAACGCTTTAGGAATTATCATTAATGGCGAACTTTGTTATATTCCAATATTTAAAAATTTATAATAAAAAATATAGTTTAATATATATATATAAATGTCTAATTTTACTCTTAATTATCCAAATTTTGAATTTAATATTAATGATAGTCTAGGTACTAGCGTTGATATTAAACCAAGTTTAATAAAACTTACTGATGGAGCATATACAACAAATATCGCATCTTCTTCAGTCTCTACAACTAATGTAAGTATAAGTGGTATTCTTGCAGACTCTACAGGATATAAAGGAAATGCTAATCAAATTCTTTCTACTACGGGTAATAGTATTCTCTGGGTTGATGCTTCCGCACCTTCTACACCTTCACTAGCACAAGTTTTAACAGATGGAGGTAATCAAGCAAACACAACAATTGATATGCAAAATAATAAAATCGTTAATGTTGCCGATGCAACAGATGCAAAAGATGCTGTTAATCTTGATGTATTAAATACCGCAGTTGGTACAGGGGTAAGTAATCTTTTAAGTTCTTCTAATAATTGGACTAATACTAATTCTTTTGAATCAGTTCTTAGTGCAAACGGAGGAATAGATATGAGCACTCAAGAAATTAATTTTTTAAATACAAATGGAACAACAAATAAAACTACTATACAATATAACTATATTAAAGGATTACAAGGAGATAACGCCGAAGCGTTTTATTATTCTGGTGCTGGATCTTTTCAACAAGCGGGAACTGTTCGATATAGTGCGGGAATTATTGGAGATTCTATTAATAAATGGGGGCAGGTGTATTTTGATTATTATAACCCAATGAACAACAGAGATTTAACACAATATTTTGGATTTAATGGGGATGGAGTGCCAGCGATGGGTTCTTATTATACAGATGACAACTCAGTAGTTCCTATTACTTCTAATTCCCCTTTGTCTTTAGTTGGTTCTGATGCTACAGCCGTTCAAATTAGTTGTAGTGGTTCGGCATTAAGTATTGATACGCCATTAAATACTACAACTAAAACAGCACAAGCAAAATTTTTACCTATTGTTGTTGGAGGTGATACTTATTATATACAACTTTTCCAATAAATATTATATTCAACTTTGGAAAAATACAGTATAGCACTTTAAGGCTATTGTATTATTAAAATTATTTTATTATATTATATATTAATATAATAAAATGAGTGAATGGACAGATGATATAATAAATATCTTAGAAAAAATAAGAAAAAATTCATATGCACTAAGTACTAAGCATCGTAAAAGATATATTAAATTTAAAAAATTGATTAAATATTTTGATTTACCTATTTTAATTACTAGTGTTTTCAGTTCATCTTTTTCATCATTAAATATAATTGACCAAAATTTAACTAATATAATAACTACTAGTATAAGTATGTTTATAACTGTTCTTACATCAATCAAATTATATTTAAATTTAAATAATATTATTAATGATGAAAATAGCATCTCAAAAGATTATTATATTTTATCAATTGATATATATAAAATGTTATTATTAGAACCAGAAAATAGGGGAATAGAACCATTAGTTTATTTAAATGAATGTTATTCAACCTATTGTAAATTAACAGAATCAAGTACAATATTATATAAATCAATAAGACGGGATGAATTAATAATAGATACAAAAAATTTAATTAGTTCATCAAGTTCATTAAGTTCTAATGATTCTCCCCAAAATATAATTATTACAGAAAGTAGGAATTTTTAATTTTTTTTATATTTTTTATCTGCTTCTTTTTTTATATTTTATATAATTCGGGATTATCAATAATTGGCATTATATAATATTATAAATATATTTATAAAAATAAATAATTTAAATAAAATCTAATTTAGATTAATATGAGTAATTATTTAAATAATATATTTTCAAATAAAGTTATAAAAGATTCTACAAAAAATTTATATATATCAAATTTATTAAGATTAAATAATAGTGTAGAACCTAAAAGTTTAAATTTTTTAAAAAATATAAAAAAAGTATTAGAACAAATTAATTTAAAAAGTGAAAATACTAAAAGATCTTATTTAATCGCTGTCTGTTCTGTTTTATCTGGAAATGTAAAATATAAAAAAGAATATGATGAATATTATAAATTATTAAAAAATAGTAATGATTTATTAAAAAATAATACATCAAAAAGTGAGAAACAAATTAAAAATTGGATAAGTCAAGATGAAGTAAAAGAAATATATAATGATTTAGAAGAAACCGCTTTAAAATGTACTAAAAAAAAATTAAATGAATCAGAATATAATTCTGTTTTATCTTATTTAATTTTATCACTGTATTATTTACAACCGCCTAGAAGGTCATTAGATTATATTAAAATGGTTTTAGGAGAAGGAACAAATAAAGATTTAAATTATTTAGATATTAACAACTCTAAATTTATTTTTAATAATTATAAAACTGAATCTACTTATCATACAAAAGAAATACCGATTAATGATGAATTAATGAAAGTTATTAAATTTTATTTAATGAAAAGAAAAGGAACAAAAAAAGATATTAATTTTTTAGTTAAATATGATAATGAACCTTTAACAACATCTACCCAAATGACAAGAATTTTAAATAAAATTTTTAAAAAAAGTATATCTGTTAACATGTTAAGGCATATTTACACTACTGACAAATACAGTAAATTAAATAAAGAAAAATTAAATGATGCGTCAGCAATGGGTACTTCTGTTAGTACTCTTGATAATCAATATATTAAATTAGATTAATTCTCAGCATTCCAAAGAATTCTTCTAGATAAATTATTAGGTGAATAATCGTTATTTTTCCAATTACCCCTTATACCAGCAGAGCGTGCAAGATATGCTTTTCTTTTCATTTCGTCATTCGTTTTTAAATAATCTTTATAGTTTATATTTCCAAAATGTATATAATGACCGTTAGAAGGGTTTTGAATAACAAACTTTTTGTCTTTTCTAGTTGATAAATAAATAGGTTCATTATAATAAATGAGGGCATTTTGTTTTGCTTTAATAATATTTGTATTTTCTTTATATAATCTTATTCTAGGATTATCCATTATTATATATTATAAAAAAAAATAATCTAAATTATTATAATATGGATGAAAAAAATGAAATAATACAGGCATATTTTTTTAGTAAAATTAAATACGATGAACCAGCAATAATTAAATATTTAATTGAAAATGACTTACCAACTATTAAAACAATTACAGATAATAAATATTATTATAAAATTAAATTATTATCAGAAAAGAAATTAAAAAAAGAAGGTTACCAAATTATTTTTAAAGAATATAAACCAGATATAATGGTAAATCTAGCATATAAGAAAGTATTAATAAATAATTTTGTAGAATTTAAATAAATTATATTAATAATAATCTATTATTAATATAATGTCTAAGACTTTGTGGCATACTATAACTATAAAAGTACCGTCTGAAATGGTTGAATTAACTAAAAATAATAAAGTATCAATTAAAAAAACTTTAACTAAATTACATAATATTAGTAAATCACAAAAAGTACCCGCAATAAAATTAGTAAGTGCAAATATTAATAAACCTGAAATTATTAATGATGGTAAAGAATGGAATATAGAAGAATTAAAAAAAATGGAAAAATTAGAGAGTTAAAATCTACATTTGGTTTATTTAAATTTATAGCATATAGTAAAAATTAAAATAATAAATTTATATTAATATTAATCTAATATTAATATAATGTCTAATTTAGTCTTACATGCTGTAATTTTAAACAAAAATAAATTTAAAACAAAACAACAAGCGTTAAAAGAAGTACACCACCTTTTTCCATCTGAAAAAAGTAAAACATTTGTTAGAGAAACTAAAAATTCTTTACGCGTTCGGATTCATCCAAAACAACATTTTAATAGAGAAACATTTGTAAGTAAGAAAATTAATAAAGATATAACTTTAGTATTTGGAAAACCAAATGAAAAACTAAAAGGTGGAGTAATTAGTAGTGATGAATTACAAAAATTTGTTAATGCTGGTTATAAAAATTTAGGAGATGCTGAAAAAATTGATGATTATGAATTAGATAAAGATTTATCAACAAAAAGAAATAAAGTTTATTATAATCCTAAAACTAAAAAAGCAGTTCATACGATGGCAGGCACTGATAGTGCGGGTGATTGGTTAAATAATTTAGCATTAATTACAGGTACGCATAAATATACAAATAGATATAAAAATGCTGAAGACGTTCAGAAGAAAGCATTGAATAAATATGGTAAAGATAATTTAGGTTTAGTTTCACATTCTCAATCTGGTAATATTGCTGAAAATTTAACAAGAAAAGGATTAACAGGAAAAGATAATGTAACTTTAAACCCCGCAATTTTTGGTAAACATTCTGAAGGATTAGAAGTTGTCAAATCAGATAAAGATTTAGTAAGCGCCCTAAGTAAAACAGGTAAAAATGATACAGTAATAAAAAGTAAGGGGGCTTGGTATAATCCAATGACATATTTAAAAGAACACTCACCTAGCATTATAGGAAGAACTAATAAATTATTTGGTAAAGGAATAAGAAAAAAAATTAAAGGTGGAAGTTTAGAACAAGTTGAAAATTTTTATAATCAATATAAATCAATTTTTAATGAATATATTAATAAACCATCAATTAGAACAAGAAAATGTAATCAATTAAATTTTAAAGTAAGTACAATATTAAGACCAAGTGAAGAACAAGAATATATGAAATTAACAAGAAATTATAAAAAACAAAATCTACCACCACCAAAAATAAAGAATAAAGCAGTTAAAAAAGATAAATTAAAAGAAATTAAAAATTATAATTATTTTAATGGTTTTAATGATAATGATAAATTAAAATTTAATCAGTCAATAAGATATATTTTAAATAAAATTAAAAAAAATAAGTTTATAGAATTAAAAGATGATATAGAAACTATACGGTTAATATCAATGAATTTTGTAGAAAATAATGAATTAAAAAGAATGTCAGAAAAATTTCTAAATTCAGAATTAGAATAAGTTATTAGAAAAATTAAATATAAATTATAAAAAAAAATTTATATTTAATTTAATATATGTATATTATATATATTAAATGTCAAACTGGATTGAACACGTTAAAATGATGGCACACAAATTAGGTTGTTCTTATAAAGAAGCAATGATGAACCCTAAAACAAAAGCAACTTATAAAAAAGGTGGTAAAATGGATTTTATGCATATGGCAGAAATGGCAAAACCACATGTAATGCCTTATTTAAAAAGTAAACATCCAAGACTTGCTAATTTAATGGGCGGATCTGTTTATAATCAATTTTTAATTCATTATGCAAAAAAACATAATATGACATTAAAACAAGCAATGAAAGACGCAAAAGCGAAAGAAGAATATAAAAATATTAAAATACATTCTTTATCATCTTCTCATCCACATTTAAGAAAACATATTAAAACAATTAAAGGGGGTGCGGTTAGGTCATCTGATATATCACATTTAACTAATAAAGAATTAAAACACATGTTAAAAGAGCGAGGAATGAAATTAACTAAAAAAGTAGATGGAAAATATAGTCCATATACTAAAAATGAAATGATTAAATTACTTGCAAAAGATAAAAAGAAACACGCACAACCAAGAAAAGGTTTAGAAATGACTGCGTACGCTTCAGCACCCCAAGAATTCGATGACGCCCCCCAATCAGCACCAACAGTTGAAGAATCTTATAGAGTTATTAAAGAAATTAAAGATATTTTAAATTCTGAATTACCAAGTTTAGGAGAAGAAAGTGTAGATGATGTAATAAAACTTTTACAAAGTTTATTAAATAAAGGTGGTAAAATCCACCGTATGAAGAAAGCGCGTAAATGGATGGGGTTTTCTGAAGATGCGGTTAATAAAGGTATTGATTTGGGGTCAAAAATCAAAAGTACTTTTTTTTAACAAATCCATTCAATAATTAAAATATCACTGTCTTTGTCTAGTTCATAAGTCCATCTTTCTATAAATTCTTTCATTTCATCTAACGAATAATTTAAATTATTCATTAGAATTGCCCACATTACCCAACGCCCACATGTGGCGATATCTTCATCAAAACTTTGAAAATCAAAATGGTTATATTCTTTTGTAAAATCAGAAGGGGCGGTTTTCATTAAACGGTGTATTTGATGTTCATTTTGTCCTAATAATATATTCATGTCTTTATTGATAAATTTTAATTCACCATCAGGAGATATTCCGTAAGAATCAAACCACATTATATTATTATGATTTCTAATTAAACAACACCAATGACCGCTATTGGGTTTTTCTTGAATTAAAACAATTCTATAATCTTTTTCATTTGGTAATACATGTAAAATATTATTATATTCTTTTAAATCTGCATATGTTAATATTTTATTATTCACATCTTCATTTAAATATTTTTTAAAATCATTATTAGATAAAAAACGCCCTAATTCTCTTTTTTCTTTTTGTAATTTTAACATTTTACTCATTATTATATTTTAGAAAAAATTTAATCTAGTTTTTTTCAAATTAAAGTTTTAAAAAATTAGTTTAGATTATTTTAAATTAAAATCTAAACTATATTAATATGAGTATTAAATGTTCTTATGAAAAAAGGTATAACTACGGGAAAGAAAAAGAGATTCAAGTATTACCAATAATTAAAGAATTCTTTAAAGATGAAACAATTATACAATCTATCAAACGATATGAAAAATTTGATTATAAAGGAATTAAAAATACATTTGAATTAAAAAGTAGAGATTGTAATTATAATGATTACCCCACATCAATGATACCTGTAGATAAATGTATTAAAGATATTATATTATTATTTAATTTTAGTGATGGTTTATATTATATTGAATATGATGAAGAACAATTTAGTAAATATGAACAAAAAAGATTTACATTATATCAACAAAATAAAATGTATTACTATATACCAATTGAAGATTTAAAAAAAATTAATTTGTAAAATAAGAGAATATTAAATAATATATTATTATATATTATTTAATGTAAATTTAAATTTATATTTGTATACGGGGGCGTCCAACTGCTCGCGGTTTATCACCATATCCTTTTCTTATATTACTATTTTTTTTACTTCTTTCATTTAATATTTTTGAATATTCTTTATTTTCATCATTATCAACTCTTTTTCTATAATAATTTAATGAATATAACGCCCGTTTTTGTTTTGTTTTAATAATTTTTTGTTCTAATTCTATTTCACTTAATATTTTTGGTTTAGGTCCTCTTTTTTTTAATATATTATTATTAGTTTCAATTTTTTCAGAATCCATTATTATTATATATTAGAAATTATTTCTTAAGTATTTTTCTTTAAATTAAATACTTAAGAAATATTTAAAATTAATATTTAAAAATTAATTTCTAGTATATATTAATATATGAATTTTCTAGACCTTACAATTGAACCCCGAGAAACTATCTTAGATGGAATTATTTTAAATGAACCTATTGACCTATCTATTTTAGATAAATTAATTAATTCTACTTTAATAAAAGAAACTTTTAATAATCCTATATGTAAAAAAATATATACTTCAGAAAAAATTCAATTAGAAAAATATAGAGAATTAATTGTTAATGGTAAAGCAATCGTAAAATATAATAAAATAAAAGATTTTAAATTTGGACGATGTAATCCAGATAATGCCTTAGGGTTATTTAGTATTAGACGAGAAATAAGACATACATTATCTAAAAATAATTTTGAAGATATTGATATTGATAATTGCCATCCTAAAATGTTAGAACAAATATTAATAAATAATAATTATAAAGATTGTTCTTTACTTACTGATTATATTAATAATAGGGATGATTGGTTTGAATTAGTTAGAAAAGATTTTAAAATAAAAAAATTAATTAATGATGACAAATTTTTAATGAAAGATATACCCAAGAATTTATTTATAAGAATTCTATTTGGTGGTGGTGTTTCTAGTTGGGTTAAAGATTGGAAAATTGATGAAAATATTAAAATTCCTAAAAAAATATTATTATTTATTGAAGAAGTCAAAAAAATTCAAAATTTCATTATTAGTAAAAATAAATTATTAGTTGAGGCAGTTAAAGAAAGGAAAGAAAAACAAAATAAAAAAGAATATAATTTAGGTGGTTCTGTATGTTCATTTTATTTACAAGAAAAAGAATGTATGATTTTAGAAGAAATTTTTAAATATTGTAAAGAAAATAATTATATTAAAAATAATGATTGTGTTCTTTGTGCTGATGGTTTAATGATTTCAAAGAAACTTTATAAAATTAAATTATTAGATGAGTTAAAACAATTAATAAAAAATGAGTTTAAAATTGATATTAATTTTTCAAATAAAAAAATGGACCAAGACTACTTAAGTATTTTAGATAAAAATTTAAAATTTGATTTATATACGCCAATATTCACAACTGGTTTAATCGCTAATTATTTTAGAATACTTTACTCAAATAAATTTATATTTAGATGTGATAACATCTATATTTATAATGGGGTTTATTGGAAAATAGATACAGATAAAAAATATAGTAATCTTCATAATTTCGTAGATACTGTTTTTTATCGTTCATTATTAGATTATATTATTAAATTATTATCTGAAACAAATAGAAATATTAGTTTATTAAAAGAAGATGATGTTATAAATTTAAAAATTTTAACTAATGTTTTACAAAGTCAAACAATATTTTTAAATAATATTAATAGTAGTTTAAGAACAGTTAAGAAAAGAAAAGATTTTGTTGAAGATATTATTAAAAAATTATCAAATAATTATATAGAATTTGATACTGACCCATTTTTATTAGCATTTGAAAATAAAATATATGATTTAAATAATAATACATTTATTGAAGGTTGTTATAATCAGTATATTAGTATTACAACGGGTTGGGAATGGGATATTTCAATTTCTAAAAATAATAGACGAGAATTAGATGATATTATTAATAGTATTTTTCCTAAAAATGATATTAAAGATTATTATTTAATGGCATTATCTACAGGTTTATATGGTCAACAAATTGAGAAATTATTTATTGCTAATGGTTCAGGTGGAAATGGTAAAGGATTAATTAATTCATTAATGATGTGCGCAGTAGGTAATTATGGTTATAGAATACCCTCAACTGTTTTATTAAATCCTATTAAAGAAGGAGGCAACCCCGCAGTTGCTAATATGCATAAAAAACGGTTTTGTGTAAGTCAAGAACCCGATGAAAACCAAAGAATATGTACATCTGTCATGAAAGAATTAACTGGAGATTGTGAAATAAATTGTAGACCTTTATTTAGTAATGATTGTAAAACAATATTATATAATACATTATTTTTAGAATGTAATGAATTACCAAAAATGGATTCTGTAAATGATGCAGTGATACGAAGAACTCAAGTAATACCATTTATATCTCGTTTTGTTGATGATTCAACATATGAAGGATATTCAGATGAAGAAATTAAAAGTAAAAATATATTTAGAGGTAATTCATTTTATAAAACAGATGAATTTAAACATAAATATAAACAGAGTTTAATTTTAATATTATTTGAATATTTTAAAAAATTTAAGGATAATGAATTTAAATTTGGTTTAGTTCCATTAGAATGTAAAGAAGCGGTTAAAGATTATTTAAGTATTAGCGATGATTTATATAGTTGGTTTACTGAATATTATATTAAATCAGATAATTCTTTTATTTTTTTAAGTGATATTTGTGATTTATTTAAAAATAGTAAATTTTACGATAATATGAATAAGAAGGATAAACGAGATTTAACAGATAAAAAATTTATTACTAAATTTAAATTATCACCATTTCTTGAAAAAAACATTAGAGAAAGAAAAAGTTATTTTAAAAATATTCAAATGAATAAAGATTATATTATAGGTTATAAATTAAAAGAAGAAGATGAAATATTAGGGAAAAAATCAGATTTAGATTTATAGATTTATATTAAATATTAGAAATTAATTATTCAATATTTATAATTTTATAAGGCAGATTTTACAAAATAAGGCAGATTTTGCCCAATCCTATTGAAGTCTCAAACCTTTTATTGATTATAGGATATCTCTAATAGGATTGGGCAAAATCTGCCTTATTTTGTAAAATCTGCCTTATAAAAATAATAAACATTAAATAAATATTTTCTATATAAAGATATATTGATATATATATTTAATGAATGACTCCATAATTTATAAAATTCAGCATAAAGAAAAAAAAGAATTAATTTATATTGGTTCTACTATAGATTTTAAAAGAAGACAACGAGAACATAAATTAAAATGTAAAGAACAAATAAACTTTAAAAGACCATCACATTTATATAAAATAATTAATTTAAATGGTGGATGGGATGCTTTTGAGATGGAAATTATTGAATCTTTTTTTTGTAATAATGGAAAGAAAGAATTATTAACAAAAGAATTATATTATATTGTTAAATTTAATTGTATTATGAATAAGAATAAACCTATTATTTTCTATTAAATAATATATTATTATATATTATTTAATTATCTCTTCTGATTTTACCAAAGTAAATAATAACTAAGAAATGCTGGTGTGTATATTTCTGCATCTTTCCATTTCTTGTTTCTTTTTTTGAAGTTATCTCTTCTAAGCATATCTAAATGTTTCGTATAATCAAAATATGGTAAAAAACCAAAATGAATAAATTTATTAGATTGTGGGTCTCTTATCATATATTTTTTATCTTTTCTGGTTGAAGGGTAAACTTTATTTAAATTTAACCGTTTTGCGTTTCGTCTGACTATATCTATATTACTAAATTGTTCTAATTGATTTAACTTATCTTCTTCATTTCTTCCTAATCTTTCAAACATCATTTTAACTATATTATCGTCCATATAAGATTATAAGAAAAACAGTTTAAATAAATAAAAAACTAAAGAAACTTATATTAAATAATATATTATTATATATTATTTAATCATCTTATTCTATTTATCAGGTCTTAAAATAAAACATTCTTTTTCAGTTATTACGGTTTTAGGGTAAGTTTTACAAATACATATACTTCTTGATTCTGTTTTCATTATTTTTTTAATTTGTAAAGTTGTTAACCCTAAATATTCCTTTAATAAATAATTTATTTTATTACCTACCGTCATTGGGAAAAAAACAATATTACCACATTCATTTAATATAAGACGTGTTTCACTTCTATTTGTTGGTAAATGCATCGATACCAAAATTTCAACATTGTGATGTCTTCCAGTCGTTAAATATAAATTTAAATAATCCCAAATTTTACTTTTTACTTTTTTATCAGATATGCCGTCAATATCATCAAATATCAATAAACAACCTAATTGACCATTTAAAAAATCTTCTATTTTTAAATCTTCATTTAAAAACTCATCATCAATTTTAATTCTAATTAATCCTTTTATTTGGTCCACTGCTCCCGCGTCTTTATCTAATCCAGAAAATAAAATAATATCTCTTTTTGGATACATTTTTTTATATTCATTAGCATAATTAAGTATATAAAAACTTTTACCACTTCCAGATGCACCAGTAATAAAACTACAAAGACGATTACCACGTGTGATAGGTTGGAAATAATCATCTTTATCTTTTAATTTTAATTCTTCATCTCCTTTATTGAAACATTCACCAATAGAAACAGTAGGGA